GGAGGTGTTTGTTGTTGATTAGCTGCTTCTTTTTGAACAGCATCAATCAATTGAAAAACTTCTTGGAATGGCTTTGTACCAAGATATCCCATAATTTGATTTACTAGTTGAGTAGACAATGTTAACTTTTCCATTTTAATTTACCTTTGCGATTGCGTTGTGAAAAGGAGTTAAATCTTCAGTAGTCCAATAAGTTTTGGCTACCATGATTTCCAAATGTGCTTTGTTTCTTTGCAGAGTGGCTGTCCATTCTGCGTCTGTTTCGTTTTCAGGCTTTGTGCCGTTGATGAGGTTAACAGAATCCATTGCTGCAGAATAATGCTTGGCAATTTCTTCTGCGGTTGGTTGATCAATAATATCAGTCATTTTTAAGATCCTACTTTTGATTTAAGGGTTTGAACTTGAGCATTAAGCTCTTTTATTGCGTTAATCATATGCCACATAATATTAGTTGTATCTACACCTAAAACTCCTGTGGATTCTTCTTTAACGCAATCTGGTAATATTTGTTGCAATTCTTGTGCAATAACACCAAGTTGTATGCCTTCTATGTTAATTGCTGAATGTGCTGGCAAATCGGTAATTTCTTGTTCAGTGCGATATTCAAAATTACGCACACGAATTTGTGAAACTTTATCTAAACCAATTGTATTGTCTACAATGTTCTTTTTAAGTCTTTGATCAGAAGAAACAGACCATGTAGCAGAATTGTTTCCTTGGTAAGAACCACTTGAGCCACCAATATAAGCGGTGTTGCTACCCTTACCAGTTAATCCTTGTCCAAAAACAAATTCTTTTGTGACTGATCCACCTGATGCTGTATTTTCATCGCCTACATATACACAGTTATATCCAGTTGTTAAGGATTGCCCTGTGTTGTATCCAACAATAGTGTTTTGATAACCTGTTGTTAATCCATTCCCAGCAAAACTACCAATAAAAACATTGTAATCTCCAGTTGCTGAATGACCTGCGTTATAACCTATTGCAACATGAGATGTTCCAGAAACATTATTTTGTAAAGCATAATTTCCAATTGCAACATTGTATTTTCCTGTTGTATTTAGATCTGCTGCTTGCATTCCAACTGCAGTATTAAAAGTACCAGTTGTATTTGCAGTTAAAGCCCCAGCACCAACAGCAGTGTTATAACTTCCAGTTGTATTGGAATACAAAGGAGGATTATCATATCCTTCAATTAATCCACCAACTGCTACGTTCCAAGCTCCAGTAGTATTACTATAAAGTGTTTTATAACCAAAAGCAGTATTTGAATAATTCGTTGATGAATTATTACTGCTATACATGGCTTGGTAACCAACTGCTGTATTGTTTGATGTTGTAGTGTTGTTATATAAAGCACTAGAACCAATTGCTACGTTATATGTTCCAGTAGTATTTAAACGAGCTGCTTGAAAACCAAGAACAGAGTTATCAGTTCCAGTTGTAGTTTCGTACAAAGAAGTATTACCAACAGCAGTGTTATTTGACCCGCCTGCAGCGTGTCCTATCGAATAACTACCAATTCCTGTGTTGTAACTTCCAGTAGCTAAACGACCAGCATAATAACCTATGTATGTTAATTCTGTACCTGTAGAGTTTGTATACCCAGAACCAAAACCTACTGCTGTGTTGTTAGATGCAGTGGTGTTGGCTAGGAGTGCATACGAACCTATAGCTGTGTTGTAAGCTCCAGTTGTATTACTTCCTAAAGATGCAAATCCAAGTGATGAGTTATCTCTACCAGTTGTTGTTGCTTGTAAAGAACTTTGCCCAATAGAAGTATTACTTGGCCCAGATGTGACAGATTGTCCAGCTTGATAACCTATTGCTGTAATTGAAGCAGTTGTATTTTGTGCGGCTTGATAGCCAACTGCGACAGACGCCGAATTAGAAGTTGCAGAATAAAGAGCTTGATAACCTACTGCGGTAATTGCAATTGACCCACCAGACAAACTATACCCTGCCTGATAACCTACTGCTGTGTTATTAGATGCTGATGTATTAGAAAGTAATGCTTGATAACCTAGAGAAGTATTGTTACTACCACTAGTTACTTGATATAAAGCACCAGCACCAATACCTGTGTTTTGACTTCCTGAACTTGCATTTGCATAAGGACCAGAATTTTGACCAAAATAAGAATTTGAAATACCTGTTGTTACATTAACACCTGCTTGATAACCAACACCAGTATTAAATCCACCTGTTGTATTTTGAAGTGCTTGATAACCAATAGCAGTTAATTGTGTACTTGACGTATTTGAATTAAGAGCCTGATAACCTAAAACGGTACTACTAGCAACAGCACCATTACCCAATCCAACAGTCAATCCATGAATAGTGATGTCATTGGTAATAGCAGATGTAGAACCACCTAAAGAAATAGATGTTCCACCAATTGTTATTGTTGAATTGGTAAGTGATCCATTGCCAATATTGGTCAATGTATTTGTTGAACCACTAATTGACTTATTGGTAAATGTTTCAGTGCCTGCCAATGTAGCCAATGTGCCTGATGTAGGAAGTGTTACCGATGTGGTAGCAGTAGCAGTAAATGTTTGAGCAAATGCTCCTGCATGAGTTACGTTGCCAGCAAGAGTTAATGTGTTTGTACCGTTGTTAACACCAGTACCACCGTAATTAGGTGATATGACGTTTCCATTCCATGTTCCACCAGAATATGTTCCAGCCCAAGTCAACGTGTTGGTTGACCAAGAAGCATTAGAAGGCGCTTGATTGTGGTAATCCCATGTACCTGCAGCAATAGAATTTGATAAAAGAATAATTTCAATATAAGAGCCAGATTGCAACGTAGCAATCGTAGTGCCTGAGTTATTCTTTACAACAACAGTTCCAGAAGACTGATTATTATTAAACGTGTATATAGCACCTGAAGGCAATGTGGTTGCATCAGGAAGTTGATACGTTTGACCACCAGATCCTGTCACTACAAAGTTAGGCGTTGAACTAGCAGTTAAAGTTGTCGTTGTTCCTGCTGCCGCTACGTTTGTAAAGCCTTCATAAAAATCATTTGCTGTGACGTTTTGATTTGAATCTCTCAAAACAATACTGTTAGCACCTGATGTTGTAGCAGTTACAACAAATGTTCCGCTAGTTGTAATGGGTGATCCACTGACAGCCATAAAAGATGGAACTGTCATTGCCACAGATGAAACAGTTCCTGATCCTGTGCCTGGTGCTCCAGTAGGACCTGTAGGACCTAAAGACCCTGTCGTACCCGTTGGGCCTGTTGGGCCCGTAGTTCCTGTGCTTCCTGTCGGGCCAGTCGGTCCTGTATTGCCCGTTGCACCAGTAGTTCCCGTTGGTCCAGTAGGGCCTGTATTACCCGTTGACCCTGTAGGTCCTGTGGGTCCACTTGCGCCTGTTGTACCTGTTGGTCCAGTAGGTCCTGTGCTTCCAGTAGCTCCCGTTGATCCCGTTGGTCCCGTAGGGCCAGAAGCGCCTGTCGTGCCCGTTGGACCCGTTGGTCCCGTATTTCCAGTAGAGCCAGTATTTCCAGTTGGTCCTGTTGGTCCTGTAAGTCCTGTATTGCCTGTTGGTCCTGTCGCACCTGTCGCTCCAGTAGACCCTGTGGGTCCAGTTGGTCCTTGAATACCTTGGATACCTTGCGGTCCCGTAGGTCCTGTCGGTCCAACATTACCCGTAGGGCCTGTCGGTCCTGTTATGCCTTGTGGACCAGTAGGCCCCGTAGGTCCAGTTTGAGCAATAGGACCTGGCGCACTCCATGTGAACGTAGATCCTATTATTGAATTAACAATCGCTATAGACATCCATACAATTGTTGTAGGAGCTGTAGGAGGCGAATTAGACCAACCTGTAGGAGGAGTTCCTACATTGGTTTGGAAGTTCCATGTACCGCCTGTAGGCGTAGCAGGAGCAGTGGCTGACTGTTGGAAGATAAACCACTCAAAGTAAGTTCCACCAAAGTGAACAGATTGACCATAAAGACCTTGTGTCTCTCCACCAGGTCCTGCAACCAAAGATCCACTGAGACTTGAACCGTATAAACCACCTGTTGCCATGTCAAATCCTCATTTGTAGTTGTAGCGATAATCCCTTGGCTGGAACTCAGATGATAAGTGACGATCACCGCCTGACCAACGGTCTTTGTTGTTTTGGTCTTCAATCAGACCGTAAGCCTCATCCAATCTTGCTCTCCACTTTTCAGCTTCAGTTGTGTTCTTATTTTTGTCGTAATAAGTCTCCAACGTGCCGTAAAAGTAACCCTCAGGGAATGTAGCCAACACCGCATTGTTTTGCACAATAGGATTGGCAGAATCATTTGTGGGGCTAAATAGGAAAGGAAAGGTTTTGACGTAGTACGCAAGAATTTGAACCCCTGCACCTGGATTAGGAGTGAAAACGTAGTTCTGTCCAACCTCAGAAAAAGATGCCCTGATAACCCTTGGCACACCAAAAGGCTTAACGTAGAGCTGATCAATCATCTTTCTACGGATAATCTCTCTATCTCCAACCCTGTCATACATGATCCAAGGGCCAAGATTGGCAGCTTGAGAGCCAACAGGAACATCAGAATTAGGCGTTGTTTGGAAAAACAAAATAGGCCAATTCATGTCAGCAGGAATGGGGGCTAAACCATTGGAGTTAGTCACCACCATAGAAGGACTTGTGGGATCGTAGGGATCAGAACGCAAGCCTGGGATATCCAATATCCTCATTTTGAGTTCGCACATCTGAATGCAGTTTTGGATCTCTAAAACTGATTGAGTAGGTAATTGAAGGATGGCGGTAGGTAAAGAAGCGCCATTCCAAATAAGATCAGGGTCACTAACAGTAATACTGCTTGAGGTAACAGCAAGTACAACCGTGAAAGGATATAACTGGTTGAATCCAATGAAATCTCCCACGTTGATAACACCAACCAAAGATGATGCTGTTGTGATTATTCCCGTAGTGGGAGCATACGCTGTTGCGTTGACTGCTGTAGATTTAGAAATGGCTCCTACCCAACTTGCTACACGACTGACAAGGGTGTTTGCTGATTGGATAAATTGCGACATTTCAGGTCCTTGGCGTTGGAATGATTGGATTATACGGTAATGGGATCTTTCCGCTAGGGTGACACACAAAATCTGAGTAATATGCGTTCACAATTGCGTAAAAAAGAATCTTGTCTTTTTTGTCTCTTTTGATCAGTTCCCAAGGTCTATTGTTAAACCACTTTCCGCTGATATCGTGAGCAATCGCTTTAGGTAGCTCCATCGCATGAAATGTGCCAGCAAAGAATGGGTTATCAGTACCATGTACCTTGTAAAACTCTCTTCTTTCCTTACACCATGTGCGAATGGCTTCTACATTCTTTTGTTCCCATTGAACAAATCTTTCACCGTCAACTGCTCCAACTTTGTAATTGATAAACTTGGTGTCAAAGTTTTGCTCCCAAGTGCCAGACTTGACTTCATTGTAAAGCTTGTTGTTTTTGCGTAAAACGCCTTCAACGCCAGCTTCTAAGTTACCTTTAAGATAATAGTCTTCCTGAATTTCAGGGACTTGATCATATTCCATGCTTTGCTCCTTTCCAAAGGGGACTTGTGATCCCCTTCAGAAATTAGCCTAGGGCTAAGTTTATGCCAAGTAGCGTTGAACTTGAGTAGAAGGACGGGGTGTAGTAACTGCCGCACCTGTTGGGCTGATAGCTGCCAAAACAGCCACGCCTGCTGGGTTACGAACAATCAATGTACCTTCCATGATGTACTGGTCCAAAGAAGCGTCAGCATTTGAGAACACTTCGTTATTTGGTCCCAACTCACGGAGTGAACCCCACTGAACTACGTCAGGATTCAAGAACAACACAGAAGTATTGTCTGAACCTGTTTGGTCCATGATCCAGTCGTCATCGATCTGGTATGTGTAGTTGAAGTCACCTTCGTATGTACCAATCGTATCGCCCTTGTCAGCAGGATTGAACCTGTTGATAGAACGGCTTGTTGGCAATTGATCAGAAATATGGGTTCTCATTGATGTGGGAACAACCATGTTAGTGATCTTGGCGTTGAAACGCTGTTCAGCAGTAGTCACCAATTGCTTGTACAAGAAAGGGCTAAATTGCTGAAGTGTCACGCCAGTGCTGAATGTGAAATAACCCAAACCAGCGTTAGCCAATGAACCGTTGAAAGGTGTATTGGTGTTTGTAACAGTGGTTGAGTCATTGCTATCAGAAGTGGCAAGGTTCAATACGGAAACACCGTCTGTGTCATTACCAGAACGTGTTCCAGCAAACGCAAACAATGAACCAAATCTACGACCGTTGTTGGGAGTAGAAGCTTGAGTAGCGTTTTGGCCTGAGTACTTGATAGAAGCACCGTCAGCACGCACCAATTGGAGTTCTACGTCAAACATGATCTCAGTCAATTGCTTGACTTCTTGATATGCTTGGGGATCTCCACCAGCTTGCTCAACAGCACGGGCAGTACCAGTAGCACCAATCACAGTCGTAAAGATCTGTGTGTAGTTACCAAGGTTAGAACGTGTGTTAGAAGCAGCAGTAGTTGCGTCTACAGAAGCGCCTTCCAACTTAGCGTTGATAGAAGGTGTGCGGAAATAGTCATTAGGCCAAATGTGCAAAGTCGAATTGATTTTGCGTTTTTTGGACATAGCCATGTTAGTGATAGGTGTGCGGTCTTTAACATAGTTAGAGACTGTCAAATCCATATCTTTAACAACGATGTCCGTTGCGTATGGGCCGTTACCGTTACCCAATGTGGTTGATGTAATTGTCGACATTTAAATACTCCTAAAGTTACTTGCGTTTTCTTTGTGACGCAAGCATGGTTGCTAAAAGATCCCTTTGAGCATTCTTATCGCCTTTTTGAGCACGTTTTTGGAGTTCTTCAGTTGGATCAGGCATTGATGTTTTGCTTTTTCCGATAACCTTACCAGAAGCAGCCAAACTTCCACCTGCGTTTTTGACTTTGGGTCCTTCTCGGAACTTATAACCATCCCGAATCAAACTCAAAATCTGTTCATCAGAAGTAATCAAATCAATGTTTGGTATACCTGGAACAGCCGCTAGGTTTGCACCTTTCCAATCCTTTGCCAACTTTTCCTTTAATTCGGTAAAGTTAGCTTTGTTAGCCAATTCTCTGTCCGTAAAAGCTTGCCTAGATTGTTCAATCATTTGTTGAACATAAGCAGTTCTTTGAGCATAAAACTGGTCAACTTTAGGACGAGTCGTTTGGATAAACTGTGACTTCTCCTGAATCAGCTTGTCATTGGCTCTGATTGCAGCCTCTGCTTCAGCTTGTTGGGCAGGAGTCGTAGCACTTTGAAGGATTTGCTTCCATTCCTGGTTATATTGTTGAAGAGTTACCAATTCTTCAGCAGTTTTTTGTAACTGCGGAGCAATTGTTAGCTCTAAACCAATTTGCAATCCGTCTAGTTCAGCCCTACGCTTCGCTTCAAACTCTTCAAACTCTGCTTTTTCAGCTTTAAGTTTGCGTGAATTTTCATCCAAAGCACTTGTTTGCCCAAGAAGAGTAGCCGCCTTTTTAGCCGTTAACTCAACAAACCCGCCTTCTGCGTTTTTATTGGGTATCCGAATCTTTAAATCGGGGTTATTTTCTGCAAAATCAAAGAAATTAACAGGTTCGTTATCTCCAGTGGAGGACTCGCCTTCATTCTCTTCTTCTACAGCTTCTACAGGTTCACTTGCACTTTCTTCAGGTTCGCTCTCTTCATCAGGTTGCGCCTCAGGGGTAGGGGATGACTCCTCTACTTGTCCTGCTGGCGGTGGCGTACTACCTGTTGGCTGTGGATTGTTCCGTCTGTTGACGGCAATCATTTCAGCTATGGTAGCTACTGGATCGCCAGTTTGTTGGGTAACGGTCTCATTTGAGATAACGTCTGCCATAAGTTTATCCTATTCTTTAAAAATTGTTAACTTTTTTTGTCTAGTTCTGCCGAGACAGCTTTTGACAAATACAATGTTTGTTCAATAAATTCAATGAAATCCCTTACGCCAGCGACATAATGGGAATCCCTGACTCTATCGAGATCCGTCTTATCGTCTTCTAATCTCTCCAGTAAACTGAATCGGTATAGATTAAACATTAAGGCGAAATCTTGATTAGATAAAAGCCGTCTGGCAACCTCGCCATTTTCAATGAACTTGGATTGCGTTTCGACCTTTTCACTTCTAATATCTCTTGGCTTAGTTCTTTGGTTAAAGTAGCCCGTTATATTGTCCAATAAACTTTTCATTTTCCTCCTTTAGTCCACTTGTACTGCCCTTAATTTATCTCTTGAAGCAGCCAATGCCTCAAACATGTTGTCAGTGTCAATATCGTCAGTTTTCTTCTTGATTAACGCAGTATTAGCCATAACCTCACCAACTTTGGCTTGATTAACCTTGGCTTTGGCTTCCATTTCTTGTTGTTCAGCGCCTGGGGGCTGTTGAGCCTTGAGTTTCTGTATCTTCATCCACTCATCTTGCGTGGGCAAATAAGCATCAACGTGACGCACACCCAAAACACTCAAAGTCTCTTCGTATGGCCTTCTCATTTTTTCAAACATTTCAGGCAACTCAGCAGGAACCATCAGCATGGCTTGACCAAATTGTTGTTGGGCAGCAGTAATCAATTGTTGACGGGTTAGTCTGTTTTCTTCAGACATAAAGCCCATAGCCAAGTCAATATTGATCATTTTGCGATCAATAAACTGGTAATTTTCGACTGCCAAAGCATCTAAGAAACCTTGTGCTTCAGGTTCAATCGCATGGGCCAACTGCTGAATGTTGTAGTCATCAGCATATTGAATCATGGTTTTCCAAATCAGATAAATCACATCTTTGAGTCCGATGGCACAGTTTTTGACCATCTCATCTTGAATCAACTGATTGGGACCCATAGCAGTCTGGAGTTTGAATCCAGAATTGCCGTCTTTCATTACTTCAGGATTGAGCGTGTCATTGGGAGATGTCATCCCAATCATTGCCATCTTTTCGCCCTCAAAACGGCTCATAGCGCTTTCAACGTATTGCAGGTTACCTTGGAGTGGGGCAAACTCAAAAACGTGCTTTAAGGGGTCAAATTTGCGGTCCAACACAAACATGGCTGACACACCACGCTGGATTTCTTCAGCATCCACAAAATCAGGGTTTACACCTATTCTTGGAGTAGAGGCTTGCATTGCAAATGACAGTTCAGCCCTGCGGATACCAGTGGCGTATTCCTGCATGGGCACAAGGCGTTCAGCAAGAGAATAACCAAAGAAGTTACCAACGATAGGCTTGGGACACATGTTAGCCAAAGGAATAAAGTCAACTTCCTTGGCGTAAATAACATATGAACCTGAATAGCAGACTTCAACGATTTCTTCGTTGCCGTCACCGTCTACATCTTTACGCACCCATGCGGTGGTCAACATCACAACTCTAGAATAGCGGTCAGCGCCTTGAGAAGCAATGACGCCTTGACCAGGGACTGGAGTAGAGTCACGGGCGTGCAGGGCTAGATCGTTTTCTAGTGCACCTGCTTGGTAAGCGCCAGCAGGACCATAAGCAGCATGATCGGCAAATTGCTCAAGATCAATATAAGGATAAAGAACTTTGGCTTCATGGATGGTCATTGGCTCATAAAAGCCGATAAAGTCTTGGTCAGAAATACGGGGAATGGTGGGGTTGCAAACAAAGTAATGTTGAGCAACGTGGCGAACTCTGATGTTGGTTGAGTAGCCAGTAAGTTTGTATTTAGCCTTGTAAACCGTGTTGTTTTTGATGGCTTCTGACAACTCTTCAGACTGGGATTCTTGCTCAGACTCGGCCTCATCAGGTTGCATCATTTCTTGTGCAATACCTTGCAGGTCAACGTCAATCTTACGCATGTTTTGACGCTTAGATTCCAAGCCTTTTTCTGCAGTCAGAATTTCAAATGATCTTAGTTGGTCACGGGTTCCAGTAACCTCTTTGTACATTGTGATTGGCTCACGAATGGGCATGACCATCACAATACCGTTCTTATGGAGAAGCGCATCTTGCGCCCAATCTCTGATCACAGCATAAGGATCGTTTTTGTCATTTAAAAAGTGCATGACCATTTCCTGGGCTTGCTCGGCTCCCATCTGGTCATTTTCGTCAAAACGCTCAAATTCAAAGTTAACCTTGCCGTCAGGCATCAGGCACTTGGTAATAACAGAAGTTGCGTAATCAATGCCAGGCGTAACGATGGGGGCGATGTAGTCAATACCCCTTACTGGCTCGGTAGAGTTTGAAACTGGAATCTGAAGATAGTGGTAATCAGAGAATCGGTTGTAAGTGTTTTTGGATTGGGTTAGACGGAGGTAATCAACCATCTTGACGTAGACTTCGTGGGCCACTTTTTCGACCATACCACGATGGCCTGACTCACTGGCTAAGTTAATAACGACTACGTTTTTTTGGTCTAACATGTTATATCCTTTGGATCTTTCCCTCTACGGGAGTAAATCGTTTAGCCTCAAAAGTGTTAGCACGACTCACCGTTGCTTCCCCATGCCCCTGAATCAATGCCAAAATGCCAATCCTTGCGGAGTCAATATGGTCATCAGGATCACTGAACCTACCTTGTGCGTCAATTGCGTAATTTCGGCATTCGTCTAAAAACTTCTTACAACTTTCGTGAATCATAAGCGTTTTTCGCTCAAATCCCATACGCATTATATTGATTCCGTAAGATTTATGGTTAGTTACTTTGCCTTGATCATTGGCTGGGTTAAGGATTGCACCTGGGATGCAATTAAGGCCATAGTTATCTTCAAATACTTCTCTAACGCTCTGTTCCGTAAGTGTATATCGCCCTGCCGTTGCCGCATCATGGGGTAGCGCAATCGGAACACCTTTTGATTCTCTATCGAGCAAGTAATGAATGTATTCATCAGGCGTTTCCCCCGAGGGGACTTCAACTTGCCTGTGGAGGTATATAACCTCTTCGACAGGATCACGAAAAAAGAACGAGATAACGGTCGGGTCATTTTTAATCCCTAAATCTAAACTGATCAATCTTTCCAGCAACGGGTTATTGCGTAAATCATAGTCTTTAGAGGTATAAATAGGCCAATCAAGAATAGGAAATACAACCCCAATGCCCACCAATGGAATACCGTTGATACGACATTCTCTTTCCCAAGGCATAAAGTCTCTAGAGAGCTGTTCTCGCTCATCTTTGCTGAAAAAAGGTTCTCCCCATTCATTCTCATAAGGTACATCATTCCAAGTCACCCTGACATGGCAATAACCCTCTACTTGGTCCCAAAACTTCCTGACCAATCCTGTGAGGCCCTTGAGAGGAGTGAATGAACAAATAACCTGTCCATTTCGGGAAGCTGTACGAACCACAAGTTCGGAGAAGGTGTCATCAGGAGGTTGCTCATCAAGCACAACAAGGTCCAACTCATATCCCTGAAGGTGACGGACTTCTTGCGTATAGTTTGAAAAGTAGAGTTTAGATTTGCCACCAGATACATGCCACACCTCGATTGCCAATACGTTGGCTCCATCCGACCGAATAGACTTTACATCAATGGTTTCTTTAGGAATAGCCCCAGAACCCAACTTGTAAGACTGCTTAATATCGTCACAACCCAACAACTTAGACTGTAGCGTTTTTGCAACTTGTTCCCAAGATTCACCAGAACACATGGCAATAATGGGTTGATCCCACCTTTTGCCTTTCCAATCATTTGGGTATCTTCCAGTCAAATGATAGGCAGTCTCAAAAGTAGACGCAATGGTTTTACCAGAACGGTTGGCAGCAATCATCCCCCTACGGGTATGGGTTTTGCCAGTAGCAAAGAATCTTTTTTGGTATTCAAAAGGACGAAACCATTTGAGTTGATTAAACATCATCTCATAAGCTATTTTGTCCCTCGCCACTTTCATGGCAAACTTTTGCTCATCATTCATCAGTTTGACGGCTTTCTTACCGCCAGCAATCTTGAGCAGATACTTTAGCGCCCTCTCTTTATAGATTGGGGCAACATAATTACTGGCTTCACTTTTTGCCATATTTCTCGCACAAATCCAATAGGATCTCAGCAGCCGATGCCAGGTGATAGATTTCCTCAGGAGTAAGGGACTGCTTGCCCCTTAAATCCTTTTCAAGAATCTCTAAACTCTTTCTGGCACACAGCTCTGTTTGATCATGTAGCTTATGACGAAAGACCGCTGAGTAGTCTTCCATTTACGCCCAAGGATCAGCAATATTTTTAGAGTTAACAGAAACCATGTCTCTGTCAATCAAAGGCCAAATTCCTGCGCCCTTTTCGCCAACGCAGTATGTGTGAAGCTTTCTACCTTGTTCGGTATAAGAACCATCAACACGCCTCATCAATCTTTCTTCAGTACGGGGGTCCAACCAAGTGATTTTTTCAGGTTGGGGTTGTCCATACTTATTGATCCTTGTTCCCACGTTAATGGGTTCAATAGGGCCAACAATCTGATAGGTGATCACGCCACTGTCGTATTTACGGAAAGTGATGTGGACCTTTTTATCAGACTGGGGATCCAAAGGATGAGGCATATTGGTAGCACCGAAATGGTGGACCATTGTGTCTTCTGGCGGAAGGTCTTCACTTCTGGGAGGCAATTTTCTTATGTCATCAACAGGAACCAATTCCTGCTTATTGACGTAAGGGTTTTCGTCACTCACAAAAGCTTCTGGAACCTTCTTTCCTTCCAAAGCGTTCTTTGCAGCAAGGTATTGCTCTTCTTTTGGTTTACCAATGAGGTCCAAAGAAATACCCGTTTTGTCATAGACATACTGGGATAATTCCTTGGCAGTCGGCAAATCAATTTTAAGAGATTCAATATCGTATAGTTCCATTTCTTTAGTAGCCATTTCTTTCCTTTAGACGTTTTTAACTTGCTTTGGTTTTTCAAACTGACCACGTTGTTTTACGTTGTCTGTGTGTTGACTAGAAAGAGTGTTAACTTTGTAAGCATCTTCCACAGCCTTGGCGATCTTCTCACCTCTGGCTCTGTTTTCAGCCAACCCCTCTAGCTTATCATTGATTTCCTTGGTAACGCCCTTACGCATTTGTGCGCCACCATTAATGATTGTTCCGTAGTGCATGGTTATCTCACTTCAAGTATGACTTACCATCTTTGTGGATGTAGCCAGTATTAGTGGATTTTGTATTGTACTCATGTGTGGGATGAGACACAGTAACCTTTTGTTTACGACCAGCAGTAACGCCTTCGTCTTTACCACCGTGACCAGCCACATGAGGAGGACGCTGATGGCCTTTCTCATAGTGAGTAGCGCCTTGGGGACGGGTTACGTCAGTAGCACCACCTTTATGGGAAGGCTTCTTGCCATCCATATTTCCCTTGCGAATCACTTCTTCCTTCATCTTTGTAGGAGCATGATTCATTGATGTATATCCACTCATTTTTTTTCCTTTCGGGTTTTGCGTTTATGTTCAGCGTCACGTTTAACAGCGTAAGCAATGGCAACAGCTTGTTTTTCAGGCTTACCTGCTTCTCGCTCTTTAGCGATATTCTCGCCAAATGCTTTCTTAGATTTGGATTTGATTAACGGCATATTAGACCTTTTTCAGTTGTTCAAGGAAATTATCAAGAGCCGTATCAGCATCCTCCTCTTCCTCTTTTTGGATGTTCTGAACATGCTCTATTGAAATTATAGGCGCTCTTGAGGATTCAAAGGGGGCTAATTTATCAGCAATCCTAGCCTTATCCTTCATATCCAACTCATCGGACTGCATCGCATCTATTAATACTTCCATAGCAGTCTTCAAAGGAGGCAACCCTTTAGCTAGTCTTTCCTCATTCAAACGGTTAAACAACGCACCATATTCCGTGACGTTATTGACCACACTCGCCTTCTTTGGCGAACGCTTACCAGTAGCCAACTCTATTGCTTTACGAGTTTCTTTTACCGTATCCATTTCATACCTTCTTCAGTATCTATCCACGCAAATGACCCGTGAACAGTAAACCCTCTTTTCTCATGTATCCGCATGAACCCATCATGTTCCTTCCTCACCGAGGTAGAACATACAACAGGAATGCCCCAATTATGCGCCCACAATATATGTTGGTCAATCATCTGATTAATGATCCTGACTCTTGTAGTAGTCGGTAGCGTCAAATCCACATGGTGAAACTTTGCATTACTGATCTCCCTGGTCGAGTAAGAAGCATACCCGCCCCTGTCAAACCAACATGCCCCCAATATCCGATCTGTATAGGTTACGTTTCCTGCCCTAGTCGGAACCTCTAAGTTTCCCTTACATACCGCAATAAACTCCTTACTTTTATCAAATATCTGTAAGGTACTCGCAACCGTCAGATTCCTCAACAAGAAGTCTCTACTGTATTCCAGTATGCCTGCCTCCTGTCCGTAGATAGACTCAAACAAATCTATCACTCTACCCGCCTCATGCGGATCTAATAGTTCCCATTTCATTTTCTATTCTCCTTTGCGACAGTATAACTTTTTGTAGAAATTTTGGGAACGAAAAAAGTTTTGTGAAAATTTTGGGAACGGGTGAGTGGGCCCCCCATCCTCGCCCCAATCCCAGTGGTACCCCCCCTCCCCCCCACTGTGCATTTAATTAGGGTCAGAAAGTATTTTCTCTGAGCGATAGGGCCCGATCTCTTTTATTGTCGTTAGGTTTGAGTAAGTGACAATGGTGTAGGCACTGGTGCTTGTGTCTTACTATGTGTGAACATGAGACAAACCTAGGGTTTTAATTGTTTTCCGAGACCTTAAGTATTCATTTAATAGGGTTTTACTATTCGCGCCCTATGTTGCAGCTTATGTTGTCTCTTATGTGTTTAGGTCGTTAAGACATTAAGTTTTAGGGTTTTTCTTTTGTCCCGCATACTGTGTTTTATGCACCAATTGAGTGATCATTGTTTTTTACTTGATTATTTAGAATTCAAGTGTCGCATTCACTCCAATAGGTTTTATCTATAACAATTGATTAACCGATAAATATAAATGTTGAAAATAACTGTTGACATGTCTTTTATGCTATTGTCTTTAATGACACTAACCCATATAATAACTACACCAAGGCGTTAGACCTTGGCAACTTTTAAAGGGAAACAAAATGAGATTTTATTCAATCAGTGAATTGCAACTAAAGGCCATGCAAAGGGCTATTGATGAGCTAGATAAAGTTTTAGTTGATTCATTCACACCTAGCCAATTGAGCGTTATTCAAAACGCTTTCCTAGCATTAGACACAGTATTAGATGATCAAGAGGTGAGCAAATGATTGACTTTATTAAATGGACACTTTTTATATGTGTCATTGTTTATTTGGCTTGGCTTTTTTCTTTTTGCATTTATTAAGGGGTTTAAAAATGAATGAATTCAATTTAATCGATAAAAACTTAACTAATGATCAAATAAGAGAACTATATGATTCACATTTGAACATGACATTACAAGAGTTGTCTAATTTAACGGGTTTAAGCATTAATGCTTTAAAGAAAATAATTCTAGAAAATTAAAGGGGAAAAACATGTTTTACATATTTGATTGTGAGAATAAATTAATCGGAAACCATAAAGGGTATGCAACACATAAAGGGGCAGAGCGCCAATGTGAAAACAATAATTCAAAAGTACGGGCTCAAATATGGGCCAATTTTTACACACCCAAAAGCGCAGATTTTAAAACAACACGCATTTATTCAATTATGAATGAAGGCATGGCTCGTGAGCGTGGTTTAATTTAAAGGGAAATAAAAATGCAAAGTAAAGTAAAAAAACCTATTGGTTACATTGTTTATAAGGGGCCCTCACTATTAGACGGCTCACCTATTGTAGTTATCATTAATAAAATTAGAGCTGCTTCTAAAAACGTGAAAACGGGCGCATTGGTGCAGAGCTTCATTATCCGCTCAGATATTAATCCCGTTGAAGCACTAAAAACGGGTGACGATGCTGCAATATGTGGGCATTGTATCCACCGTCCCTCATTGGCTGCTTATACGGGCGCCCCTCCATGCTATGTTAACGTGGGCCGCTCAGTGGCAAGCGTTTATAAAGCATATAAACGAGGTTCATATGCTTACGCTTCACCCTCCGAAGTTGCATTGTATTTGACGGGTTTAAAACTGAGAATAGGCACATATGGGGACGGCGCCGCAGCGCCCGTACATGTGTGGCAACAATTAACTCAATTTACAGCTGGGCATGTAGGCTATACGCACCAATGGTTAAACCCTTCTTTTGATCATAGCGCTTGGGCCCCTCTCGCCATGGCAAGTGCAGATACCATAGACGAAGCAGCACAAGCGAATTTATACGGTATGAGGGTTTTTAGGGTTTCCGTGGGCGTTGATAAACAACAAAGCGAGGTTTCATGCCCAGCTAGCGCAGAAAGCGGTAAAAAAACCACATGTGACAATTGTATGCTCTGTGGTGGAACCACTAAAAATGCAAGAGATATCGTTATTGCAGATCACGCTCTGGGCCACAAAAAACGGGTTATTTCAATCAATGCTATTTGAGGGGTTAAAAATGAATTATTCTAAAAGCGAGTTAATTAAAATTATGTCACAGCATACTATAGAGAATGAACCAGATCTACTCTATGAGATTATTCGAGATTTTTATGCTCAATATAATTTAGACGATTTAGAGTTATTTTATAGGGATGCCGGGTTACTTGAAGCAGATCAAGAGCGAGCATGGGAATTTAAAGCGCAGCAGGGGCCGCTCTGATTAAGAGGGGCACAGTGGGCAGTGAATACGGCTCAGATCTGCTGCTCATAGTGTGCAAAATTGAAAATGAAATACTTTATTGCCACAGATACAAGGATAAGAAAATCATAAAAATACCCTTAGATCAATTCCACGTTTTATTTTATTGATTTTCCCTTTGGCCCGTCTTGTACGGGCTTTTTTTTGGGCCTTTAAATTGTGGTTTAACCATATAATGCGCTTATCTATTTAAGGCGCTTTAAACGGGCTTTTGAGACGTTTTTTAGGCTTGTATATATCTATATATTAAATAATGCGCTTGCGCTTTATAGGGCGTTTTAAGCGATTTGCATAAATACCACTCGATATCCGTCCAGTGTGACATAAAAACCACTGTATATTTGAACAGTAGCACTGTGTTTTTGACCAGTTTTGGGGGGTAAAAATTGATTTTTGTGAATTTATAGAGGACCCCTCCCCTTAAAGTTTTGAGGGCCCTATTTTTTTTGTGAGGTTATTTTTTTATGGACTATTTTCCCGTCAAATAAAACTCTTTTTGCCTAGAAATAGCATCTTCTAAATTAATGAATGCTCCCAGGTAAATTTGCTTTTTTCCAATTAACCCTATTGCTTTCCATTTGTTCAATACTTTTATGTAAGAAATGTAAGGAACATTTGATTTGGGTATATCGTTGTTTCTATGTGCATTATTTGTAGCAACATCAACGCTTCTCAAATTAACTAACCGATTGTCTTTTTTGTCAAAGTTTATATGATCAATTATTTCGGGCCATTCACCGTAAACCATAAGCCAAATTAAACGATGCAATTTTAGTTTTTTGCCTTTATGGTTAATAGCCAAATAGTTGCGATGATTCCATCCAACTTGTTTTCTTGTGTATTTGGTTGTTACTATGCCAGTTTCGGGATCATAGTTATATTTTTCTAATAGGTATTCACGGGTGATATTAGAATAAGCATTAGCCATTTCAACTGCCCTTTAGTTGTTTGGTTAGAAGCCCCAAAATCCTGCAAGATCTTGGGTGTCTTCGCTATTATAGACCCCCCTAGTTAAAAAATATAGGTCCCTTAAAAATTTGACCCCTATTAACATTTCCAGTTCTTTAAGGATGCTTTAGCTCTTTCTGCTGGACCTTTTGCATTACGCACGACACCTTCCATCCTAGCGCAAAATGATGCTTTTCTACCTTTATCCTTTGCGGTTTTGGGATTAGGTGCTGGAGCCTTTAGATTGCTGCCATTTTTCTTATTGTATTCAGCACGACCTTTGGCAGTCATTCCTGCGCCTTTATCAGTAGGGTTATATGTTTTACCCTTACCTGTTGTTTTGTGTGCGATGGGTTTATCGTGTTTCATTTCTTTGCAGTCCTTGCAGAGTCTTTGAATGCTTTGGCAGTAGGAGCGTTCTTGGTTCCAGGCTTTCTCATCTTTTCTACTTTCCTTCCTTCAGCTTTTTCTTTTTTTATTCTTTCTTGCTTTTTATGGATATTGGCATAAAGTCCAGGCTTCATTTCAGTCCTTTCTAATCAAATACAAGGTGCGGTCGATTTGTGTCTGAATAGCATCCACCAAGGTTTGAATAGCAGTATCTTGAGGGAGCTTGCTTCTGTTCTCTTCAACATATGCCTTTAATGCCATAACTTCTTCTTCTCCTGTACTAGCAGGGTGGAAGTATGTCTTAGGGAACTCTGGGGTCATGTTATATGCGCCCATCATGGCCTCTGCCAACTCATCTGTCAGCTCACCCAGCAATTCATAGAATTTACCCAATACTCTATGCTTGAAACCATTCTTTTCTTGCCAATGAAGTAAATGGCTATTGGTTACGCCATGCAGTAATGTCAATAGGAATTCGCCAATAGGGTCCATTATTTCACCTCGATTAGATCGTTTTCAAATAGATATTGCATTGTACGCTGATAGGCATCGTTGAAAAACTCTTTTCTTTCTTCTTTTGACATCTTAGAACCTTGGTCCAACTCCATGTGGCAGGGGTAGCAAAGTGCAGCAACCATCGCATCTGATGCTTTTATGCCACGCCCTTTCCCGTGTTTAAGTTGGTTTGAATGTGCAGCCACTATTGTCCCGTCTTGAATGCCACAGTTTTGGCAGGGTATGGTTGACAGTAAATTGAGGAGTTTTCGATTTCTATACATTACATTCCATTCTTTATTTCAACCCTACGGTTGTATTCCAATACTTTCCAAACTTCCACTTTCAGCTTGGCAGCATCCAACATGTACTTTAGGTGTTCTTTTACTGCTTCAGCATCTTTTAATGCTTGTAAAGTCTCCAAATATCTTGGATGGGCATAGGCATATTGTTCTTTTGCCCCCAAAGTACCGCTTTCCTCGCCCATTAATTCGCTCTTAATGACCTTTAAATAGCGATCTAGATGGTTTGCGTTGGCATAGGCTTCTGCGTAGTTCTTAGACTCTCTAGCAATATAGTCTATGGCTTTTAGTGGGTCAATTTCATCTGTCATTCTTGTCCCCTTGCTCGGATTGCTTTAGCTAATGGCTGACGCACTTTGTCAGGCCATTCAGGTAATTCAAGTGTTTCACAAATATTTGCACATTCTTCACGTTCTTTTTCTGCTACCAGTTTGGCAAAGGATTCAATCTGTTCCATCGTCACAGGTACAGTCAGGCTAACTTTATAAGGCGACCAATCTGCTTCACCTGTTGGCTCTGCCCATTGCGTATAAATACCAGACCATCCAGCCTCTCTAACCATTTCTATAATTTCTTTTTTAGTCATTTATGCCACCCTTTTTCTTTCAGCCAAGCGTCAATCATTGCCCAGCATTCATCTTCCAACGCCACAGGTAAACTGAACTCAATCCATGTTGTTTCTACTGCGTTTGGATCAGGTACAAAGTCATGCCCAAAGACTGGCTCACCCTCACCTTTTACTTCTGCCATTCCAAATTTATTCATTATTTCCCCTTTTCCTTATTAGTTCAGCAATAGTTTTTGATGGATGAGGATAAGCAAGCACCCATTCATCTGCAATCCTTGTACATTCCTCACGTTCACGCTCTGCTACCATTCTGGCAAATACAATCAGTGAAAAAAGACCATTGAAGCCAGCCTTACTAGACATTTCTATGATTTCATCGTCAGTCATATTAATCCTTTGGGAGTCAATTTGGTCGTTCAACTAGATGGGTCAGAAACCAGAAAAATTACCCATGTACGACATCCTTGAATGTCTGGTTAACCTCCCAGTTTGATTCTAGTCAAACTCTCTCAATTACGGGTCTTGCTTTTTTGCTCATTAAACAGTTATGTACATACTGAGTTGCCAATTCAATATCTTTCACCGTACTGGCCTCCAGTTGGGCATCATGGATCTCCATCACATAATTGATTGCCTTTAACTCGGTCCCTTTCATTACAAATCTGTAATTGTTGGTCACACCACGCTTTGCACATGCGAATAGGGCATCTTGGGCTTCTTTGATCTCTGCTTTGTAGTCATCCCCTATCTTTTGTTTGGCAAGGGCTTCTGTGATGTTAAAAGCGTTAATCAGGGTGTCTATATCGTCTTTAGTGGCTTGTCCCGTTCTAAGGGCCTCTAACGCCAAATGGTTCTTCAATTGAAGTGCTATCAATTGGTCTTTTAGATTGGTCATCTGTTTCATTCCTGACATCACATAGCTCATGGTGTCTAGAATCACAGGCTTTGGTTTATATTTTGATCTTTTTCTCATTAGAAGTTCTCATTGATTAATCGTTCTATTCCTTTTTTAAGGTCCCCTCCACCATACTCAATCAGTAATCTCTGTTGAATAGGGTTGAACTCAAGTCTTACAGGAATCCCCTCTTCTTTCTTTGGTCTACCAGCTCCCTTGCGTCTACCTCCCCAGTTAGGGCTAGTCACACCCGTATACCACCAAGGCTTACGTTTCTCAGGGATTTTCTCAACTATCTCAAGGTCAAGCATTCTGTTTCCCTCACCATGATCTCTAGATAAGGCTCACCATACACTTTTGTAGCATGTAGGTTGACAACTTGCGTGTCATTCAAGAAAACCACCTTTTGACAGGCATCCATCACGCTTTTAATGATGTTATCAATGTCAGGCTTCTTTGTATGTCTCTCATAACCTTCTAAACAGGCTTTTGAGCGTGTTTTTGAGTATGACTGAGGCACAGGCATAGACGCATAGACAAATAGGTCTACAGGGCCCTCTAGAGGGTCTGATGCGCCCATTGCTTGTTTCGCAGCAAGGTTGATTGTTTCCTCATAGGACCGTGTTTTTGAATCGGTATAAGTAGAGATGAAGTTGCCACGCCTGGCGTGTCTTGCTCTACCTTTTCCTCTAGGAATAACGTCAACCTTGAATGTGACTTGAAATGTCATTTCTTTTCTTCTTTTTTAGGAAATATCTTGTCCCAGTTTTCTCTGAATTTCTCAGGGTTTGGGATGGGTCTTGGGTTTGATCCTTTGCTCATGTGTTTTTCTTCTTTAGATTGGCTTCAACCAAATAGACAATTTCCTCTACACAAGCGCCCATCATCAGTAAATCTGATCGAGTAAATCCTGCATCATTAATTAGTTTCTCAAACTCTTCTTGCGTCAGTCCTATCCAAGTGCGTTGTGGTGTGGTGTAGAGAGGCCACCATCCAAATTCATCTGGTGGTTCTTTGCCCCACGCAAGCTCAGGGTCATCAGTTCCTATACTTCGGCCATAATCGTCCTCAATAAAGGATGCTCGACTCCACGCAACAGGCTCAACCTGTTCTTGCTTTGGTTGTGGTGTGGTGTAAAGCGGTTCAGCATCTTTAATTCTCGTCTGCCAATCGCTTCCACTTCCATTGTCAATGTACTTGTATCCATACCCGTCAAAGTCATAACGCATGGCCACAGGCTCATCTTTTGTTTCTAGTTCTAACCTAGATTTTTGATCGTATAAACCAAGCAAATAAGATTTTCTGTCTAATAGTCCTTCTTTTGTTTCTAGTGCTTCTTTAATGGCGGTGATGGCTTGGTCTGCCCATCGTGGATCGCCACCCATACTTATTTTTTCCAACACCTCTAATGCAAGTTGTAATGTTTCATCTTTGCTCATGCTAACTCCTTTATACGTTGTCCAATTTTCTTGCCGATCCCCCTATAAAGATTTGAAGGGTCTTTTTCTAAATCCATTACTGCTTGTCTTGCGTAGTCAATAGACCCAGGCTTCAAGGCCATTTGTGCGTAATGCTCAATAACTCTCATAAGATGGTCTTGTAACATAGGCAACAGTAATTTTCTCTCGATCAGAATTGTCGAGAGTTCCATATCTATTGAGCTTTTCGTTAATGAATCTGTTTTCAACAAGATCTCCAGTAATTAGTAGGGCTTGGTTTATTTTGTAAGCAGGTTCAAATAAACCATACTTCACATTGTTTAACACTTGATTTGCATCTTCATAGTTCATTTAGGATTCTCCACGCAGTTGCTGCACAAATTGGGACTTGTCCATTGCCAATGGCTTTAAGTCTGTCCATCCAACAGGCCATAGCATCAGCCCTTCGCTGAAAGTAGGATGTGGATAACATTGACCTTGTAATTGGAATTCCAGCTTGAAAACGTTTGGTAACACTTTGTTGAACCCTTTTGGTCTTTTTTTGGTTATCGTGTGTCCATTGAAGTCCCTTGCTGTTGGCGTGGGCAACAATCCAAATTCTGTCTCTGTTGTGCTGCCCACCAACCTCGTTTGCTCCCATAACAGTCCATCTCGCATCAAACCCGAGGTCGGATAAATCTCCAAGCACTCGTCCGAGTCCGTTATTAACGAGCATTGGGCTGTTTTCCACGAAGACGTATCTGGGTCGTACTTCGCTAACCACCCTTGCCATTTCTTTCCACAAACCTGATCTTGATCCATCAAGTCCAGCTCTTCCACCCGCTGCTGACAAATCTTGACATGGAAAACCCCCAGATACAACGTCAACAATTCCTCTCCAAGGTCTTCCGTCAAAGGTTTGAATGTCATCCCATATTGGGAAAGGCGGGAGAAATCTGTCATTTTGTCTGGCGCACAATACGCTAGCTGGGTAAGATTCCCATTCGACTGCACAGACGGTTCTCCATCCGAGCAAATGTCCCCCAAGTATTCCTCCACCAGCGCCTGCGAATAAAGCCAACTCATTCATACACCCCCACTTTGCATTTAAACATTGATAATACTTGTCGCGTCCTTTTCACCCAAAGTCCCCCCTACCCCATAGACATGGAGTAGAAAGGAGTAGGTGCTTCACCCCTGATAAACAGGATCATCATGCTACGGATTGAATACCGTATGCCCCTCGGCCTGATGACTCGCCCAGCCGCACGGATTGTTCGGGAACTGCCCCCTAGCTTACGCATACCGTGTACCCTTTTCTTCCACGCCCTCAGGATTAAGTCTTACTATCGTGTGGAGTACGGTCATCGTCATCAGAAATGAAAAAAGCCGCTTACAACTGCACCCTGGTCGTAACTCTATCCAATATATTCCTACGAATATTGGATAAAGCAGAATGCATGTGTAAACGGCTTTCAATCTATTGCTTACGACGGCAACGATTTGCATTATACAGAAATAATCTGTTTTCTTAACTCTCTCAACTTTCTTTTTACTTCTTCAGGCATTTCTACTGCCATTTTTGATTCTTCTTCTATCTTCTTTAACGCAGGGTCTTTGTATCCCATTGTCACTGTTACTTCTATCTCAGGAATCTCAGCTCCATCCCATCTCTCTTGATTCAAATAAACCAATGGAGCAGGAATAAAAGCACCGTCTGATTTTCGCCACATATCCGTTGTTTTTAACCAAGTGACATGTTTATGGATCTGTCTCCAATGCTTATCCAAATTCTTTGCTTTCCATTTCTTTTCGCAAATCGACTTAGATGCCTTCCTGGGCGATCTAGGCCAAACTTGCCAAAACAACTCAAAACACGTTTTCTCTTCCATCCTTTACCTCGCATTCAAAGTAATCATAAACGGCCTTCCTACGGGCTCTCTGCTCGTCAGAAGTCCACCATTTCCATGCAATAAACGGGTTAGGTTGAGCATGCCACTCTTCCAGCCACATTTTTTTAAACTTATTCAGTTGCAAGCGAGCAAGGTCTTTCTCACTCGCCATTGTTGGCCTCCTTAAACCAATGGGGTCTGAGTTCCTTTAATTGATAAAGTCTCAAAGGAGGAATCTGCTCATTCTTTTGCCACTTGTAGACACAAGATGGAGTCAGTTTCAGAATTTTTGCCACTTCATACAGTGTGGCGTACTGTTTTAGTTGAGTTATTGTCATGGGCGATATGTTACTCCAAAATCTAATAGAGTCAAATACCCTAGTGTTTTGTGTGACTATTGGTTGCAATGACTATATTCCATGATACACTGACCCTGCTTTAACAAAAGGAGATTGAAATGGAAGCAAAAGAAATTGATTGGTCTAGCTTGGTAATTGTGGGTGGTACATGGGTCAATAGCGCAGATGCGTACATTGAATCAGGTCTATACATGGATGGCACTGCAATTGAAGGTGATGTGCTTGAGGAATTAACATACGAATGTGATTTGAGCCAAATGTTATATGAAAGGAATTGAAATGAAATTAAGTGAACTAATCCAGATGCTTGAAGACATGAAAAAGTTAAACAACAAAATCCTCGAAAAGGGTGATGTTCAAAGTTACTTTGACGAAATGCACGCCATTGCAGGACACATGGGTTTATTGACCTATTACATCAACAGTGTAAGCAAAAACGTAACTGTGGGAGTAATTGATGACACCCTATAACACAGGCAAAGTAGTGATCGGAAAAGATTACGTTAAGCCCTTTGAACCAGTACGGTTCACCAGGGATGAAGAGATCATTCAAGATCTTTTGTTGGGCAACAGGATTCCTGCTAGTCAACAGGACATGACCGTCTTGTGGGCAGTGGTGATGGCAATCGGAGCATTATTAATTGGAGTATTTAAATGAAAATGAAATTAGCACTCTCAGACTTTGCTGAAAGATACTTTGTAGAAAACGCCACTACTCAGTATTGCGCTTACTGCCTTACACCTAAAGCAGGAAGACTCAACTGTTGTGAAGATATCAATTGGATATCTTTCAAGGACCTCGATGACATCACTCAAAGAGCATTGATGGAAGAAGAATATGATCAAGCATTTGGAGTATCACGATGAATGATCCTGAACTCAGAGATTGGTTTGCAGGACTTGCCATGCAGACCCTCATCAATCAAGAGCTGACCAAAGCAGCAGGAGATTTTCACTTAACCAAAGAAGAGCTGATCACAGGATTGGCTTATCACTATGCAGATTTAATGATGCGAGAAAGAGAAGAATGAGCGTAGCAAACCTACTTAAATTAAACGTCAACGAGCACACAGAAAAGAAAGGTAACCTTACCTATCTATCATGGGCTTGGGCGTGGGCAGAGGCCCTTAAAGCTGATCCTGAGGTGGTTTATGATGTTGCTGTCTTTGATGGCAAGCCCTACATGGATGTCAACGGCACTGCGATGGTGTTTGTGTCTGTCAAGATGTTCAACATCACTAGGACCTGCCAATTGCCCGTGATGGACTTTAGAAACAAAGCCATACCCAAACCCGATGCCTTTGCCGTCAACACCGCCATCATGCGTTGTATGACCAAATGTCTGTCGTTGTTTGGCCTTGGACTCTATATCTACTCAGGCGAGGACCTTCCTGAGGACGCACCCAAAACCATCAGCGCCACAAAAGGTGCTTTTGTTGACGATAAACAAGTATCTCAAATGCACGATGTTGCAGATGCTATTAATGAACATTTCTCAAGAGATGACATCATTGGAGCGTATGAGGAAGCAATTCAGGTAACTGATTCAGAGGAGAAGACTTACCTCTGGAGTCTATTGGACTCAAAGGTTAGGTCTGCACTTAAAAAACACGGTGAATCAATCAAAGGAAACTAAATGTCATATTCACGCACCACCACTAAAGAGTTCGATAACACCAACAGAGGATCGTTGTTCAAAAACGACAAGAAAGAAACAGACGGACATCCTGACTATAAAGGTCAGCTCAATGTCAATGGTCAAGACTTTTGGATTTCAGCTTGGCTCAAAACCAGTAAACAAGGAACCAAGTTCATGTCCCTATCTGTCCAACCCAAAGATAGACAAAGTGATCAACCAACACGCAAATCTATCCAATTAGATGACGATGTGCCCTTTTGAGGTGACTTATGTTTGACAACATATTTGGAACAATCCCTAAATTTCTGATCCGCAAAAACGCCCCAGAAACTTCCGTAGTGGCTGGGACTACTGTAGATACCAAGACCCTTGAAGAAATCGTCTATGAGGTCATTAGAAGCCATCCTGAGGGGTGTATTTCTGATGAGGTCTTGGCAGAGCTTCACAACATGCCGTATGGGTCCGTTACAGGACGTTATGCAGCATTAAAACGCAAGGGTCTGATTGTGACCACGGATGAGAAAAGACTAGGAAAAGCAGGAAAACCGCAATTTGTAATGAAAGTTGCACAATCCTACGAAACAATGCAATTTTAAAAGGAGTTAGTATGTACACACTTGAAATCAACCACTACAACCTTGACGTCAAAATTGAGACTGAAGATTTCAAATTGCTACTCATGTTGCAAGCAATTATTAAAGCAACTTATGAGTACCACGTTAACAGAGATGAAGAAGAAGACGAGGAAGAAGAAGAAATCATCGTCACCAAAAAGAAGAAGTGATATAGGAATGTTCCTTGTGTGCTAGAAATGGTGCATAAGGGACACCTGGATGTCAAACACGAATAACTTGTCCCCTAAACTCAATGTGATCCTTGTCAAATACTTTCACAACCTCAGGCCATAACAATACGCCCTTGTGAAACGTCAAAACCGCAAATCCTGATCTCCAATTTGTCGGTGCATGCTCTAAATAATTCTCAAACTGGGGTCCAGAAGGTTCCGCAAGGGTCCCTGTATCTACCCCGTATCGTGTGCCGTTATAGTCATCATAAGGCGTGACCTTGAGGCTATGAAGATGCCCTGTCACCATAGAAACACCAGCATTTAGGGTATTGGCGTGTGTTGCGTGAATACCACCCTTCCAACGGTGTTTAACCACAACAGTATTGTTCAACCACACTGACCAACAGGGATGCCATGCAGGAAAGTGGTCCTTGAGGCTAAACCCTTGGATGTGCTCATACTGGGGAGCGTTGGCAGCCAATCGGTTCTCAAAGCGTGCATCGTGGTTCCCTAGAGGCCACATCAGCTTAATATTTCTGTTAACTTTTTTGGCCTCATCTTCAATCTCGCCTAAAGCGATTTCACATGCTCTCACTTCATCAATGAGACTAGGTGTCTTGTCCCACCCGATTCTGGGGAACCGACTGATGGATGCCCCGTCAAAAGCGTCACCATTATTAATTACGGCCTTGACGTTCTCTAAGTTCTTGATGGCCCAAATCAAACCATCGTAGGCAGTGGTGCGGATACCAGGCCAAAAGTGTGCATCAGAGAAAACAATGACTGTGCCGTTCAGAATGCCTAAATCGATCTGTGGGGGCTTTGGATCAATCCTGTTCTTGACCTCTACGGTTTCTAATTGGATTTGATAGCGGATCTCTAAAGCGTTTCTACGGGCATATATGGACCTTTCAGATACACCAAGCTCGGCAGCCATGATGCTAGGGCTTTTGTACATCTGAAAAAGCATAATAAACTCTTCGTCTGACAGGTACTTCATAACTTCTTTCTCCAATAAAGTGTACCCTTTGCGCCCCACTCTACAGAAGGGTTGAAGAGTTTAAAACCACAAGAAATGAGGGAATTTGAAGAGGGAGGGTTGTCATAGGTGTCAGTAATTAACCACGCCCACCCCATTTTTCGAGCAAATAGTGCACGCACTCGAATAAGTCTTTTCTGAATTCCGTGTCCACGAGCGCCACGAACGACCCCAGAACGACAAAGATAACCAGTATCAATCCACCTAGCAGAGCGAACAATCCCTGCAAAACCAACAGCCTTGCCATTCTGAACAGCAACCCACCAATCTCCAAGACGAACGTCATATAGCGTATCACTAGGAAGACACTCCCTCTGTAACTTGTTTAAAAGTTCAATGTTTTCGCCAACAGAAGTGTCTATATGCTTGATTTTCATACAAGATCTTATGTGATTGCTTAAATGTTAATCACCTCTAAAGACACTTTTATGACCAAAAAAAAGGAGGGAATTACCCCTCCTAAACTTTCTCTTTGCAATCAAGACAATACGGCAACTGCTTGATTAGTTAATTTTACTCTTTCTTCTAAACCAAACAAGCCCCCGTTTATTCGTTTACATAGGGCCTCTTCATTGCCTGATTCAGCCAGTAAATTGCACCCGTGTGTGGCCCAAAACCAACCCCCACTCAGTGCAGCATACATAGGGGTTTTTACTAGGTCTGGGTTCCTCACAAAATCCTGACCAAGAGCTTGTCCACAGTGCCAGTAGTTATCGTGAAAGGTAAGCTGGATCGTCCCTCTTCCCCTGTACATAAACCCATCCCCACTTGCTTCATTCCTGTTTCCTCCTCGATTGGCATAAATTCTGTTGGCAATCTTTTGAGGTTGATGGGCAAAAAGGGCATACTCTTCTGGTTTAAAGTGAGTATGAAACAGGGCTTGAAGGGTTTCAGCTCTATAGTTAAGATTTTCTTCCAGTGTTCGGAAGTGGTTGCACTCATGTGAAAGCTGTCCGATAAAGGCGGCCTGTTCTTTGACGGTAAAAATGCTGAACTTTTGAATTGTTGCATTTAAAGGTTCCACCCATTCTGGACCAATATTGAGAGCATGTAGTTTTTCTACTGTAATCATTTAACCCCCTCATTGACAGTCTGCATCACTTGGTTGTACTGGGCAATACAGGCGTTGAGCTTGGTGATGGCTTTGTCTCCGTCTGAGGCGATTGCGACAATATCTTTAATAGCCTGTCGAGTAGAGTCGGGTCCATTGGCTTGATCTCCATCGGTGGAACCTGAACTGGCTTGTACACCACAGGTGGACGGGAAGCGCAACTCGCCAGAATCAACCCTAGAATCAATACTAGCCTGTTTAACTTTAATTTCATCTTTTGCCTTTCTCAATTGATTAGTAGCCTTGGTTAAGCTTACCTTTAGCTCTGCTTCTTTAGCCCTAGCCTCACCATTAAGTCGCTCAATTTCTGCTTTATCTTCATCAACACGTCTTTGATATCCATTTCTGTCTCCTAAAAAATAAACAGATCCTACAATCAAAACCATCCCACCATACTTCAAGATCATGGCGTGAGCTTTTAACATGGGCAAAAAACCAACAAGGAATGACGCTACAAAAGCCACAATCCCTGCTACAAAGGCCAACAGGGTCAGCCAGTAGATCAGGTCACCAAACAACCAGGAAATCATAGCCCCGCCCTTGCTTGTGCCATTCTCTCCCTCTCATGGTCAGCCTCTAGCGTTGGCGGTGCTTGAGGTGGTGGAGGAGCCGTCCAATTAGGGCTAGAAACAATAATAGGAGCAGGTGGTGGCGGTGCGACATATGCGTCCTTATTTGATTTGGCAGCATTCATCATGTTCTGAGCTTCATTGGTCAAACCCTTGGTCAGAATGCCTCCTATACCGCCCACAATGAGCAATACAATGTCATTGAGCATCTTGGTATAAGCCTGGTCAATAGGAGCCATAGCCTTGATTGGCTGGCTTACAAAGGTTACCGAATAGAGTAGGGCCATCACGATGAAGGCCAGTATCAGAGTCACCACAATGATCACAAAGGATCGGACCCTGATCTCTATCTCATCGGCATTGAGGCGTTCCTTGGGGCTGTTGAGGAATGCTAGTAGGAGTTCCTTCAATCTTTTTCTCCAGTATGGGGGCTACTAAATATTCGGGGCAGTCTTGATTGAACTCACACCGAGGCTTTTGGCATCTTTCTGCCTTAAAGTTATCAGGATCTTGGCAAAAATATCTTACTCTGTCATCACATCCTGCAAAAACTATACATATACAAGAACATATATATAAAAAAATGCGTTTTTTGATCATTTCTCTAACCTTTTCAATGCTTTATCAACCCTAATTAAAGCTGAATTGATCTCAATGTACATCCATGCTTCTAAGGGCAAAATTAAAAGAATCACAACCATAAAGAAGGCAATCAGAAATTGTGCCATCGAGTCAGACTTAGGATCAGCCCCCATGTCCACAGAAGTATTAGCAGAGTAGTTAGAGAAACCGCCACTCGATTGCGGAACTGGTCTGCCTTTTGCTCCCGTAGCCATTGTGCTCTCCTTTTAGCCAGTAACTCCTCTCTTCGTGCCAATGCTTGTTTAGTTGCAATATCGCCAATGGTGTGGTTTACCCTTGTATAAAGGTCTTTTAGTTCAATAGGAACGTGATAGACCATATAGTCGGATAGCTCACTGTTTAGCTTTTCCATTTGAAGATTAGCAATGACCAACTTGATGGCGGTCTCTTGACCTTCCTCATCACTTTGGTGAAGTGCTATCTCTTCTTGTTCTTTAACATAATTCTTTAGACCGTTATAGGCTTGAAAGAACTTTGTTAAAGCCTCTGCTACTTGTGCGTAAATCAGATTTTCATCAAACTCAGGAGGTGGTTCCTTCTTCTTTTTCTTTACTGGAGCCACATCCTTTGTGGGTTCAACAACTTCTTTTTTATTAAAGATAGAAGTAAGAAATCCAAATAGTCCATTCGCTGTCTTCTTAACTTCCTTGACATCTTTAATTACTCCATCAATCTCTTTTTTGGCATCGACAATGATCTGTCTACCCTCTTTGTACATCTCACAGGAGTCCTTAATAAGCTTAAAGGCTCCTGACGCAAGTGCAACAAGGGTAAACGGGTCAATTTCACTTTCCTTTGAAGGTCTGCCACATCATGGCTATAGCGCTGACAACAGCAGCCAACCATAGAATTGGAGTAGAAAGCTTACCAATGAATCTACAAACATTAATAAAACCTTCTAGATTCTTAGCAATCTCCACAAGAACCTTGGTGTTGTCATCAATTTCGGTGACTTTTTTTTCTACTTCGCAAAGGCGTTCGTAGATTTGCTCATGGGTTACTTGTGAAGTTTCCATAGCTATTTCTTCTTTTGTTTGTCAATACGTCTAAGGGCTTCCAACTCCTCAGGAGTTGTTGTCAAAAGGCTACCTAATGCTGGCCCAAAAACAGGAACCATGTTTAACAATTGAGATGCATTAGCAACAGCCATCTGAGTATCTTTGTTATTCATGCTTTGACCTGCGTTAGCAAGGTCAGCGGCAGCAATGATTGCACCAGGAATGCCACCCATTTGAACCAATTTTTTACCAGAAACAGCTCTAGTAATTCCTTTGGTTCCTTCGCCCAAACCAATTCTAAGTTCTTTAGCAACATCTCTAGGTAGTCTACCCATATTTTCGTTTATAGAACGTGACAAAGCTTCTGCTTCTTTTTGGGTTTGTGGATATCCACCAGCATTTTTAAGACTTGCAGTAAAAGCTTCTTGACCAACACCATTGCGAACGGTATCCATGTATTGACCGCCAGGAACAAATACATGTGTTTCAGGCAATTCGTGAGGACCAGCAAAATTACTTTTAAATTTGGTTCCAGGAGGAGCAGTACCTTGGATCGCTGGCATTCCAGATCCAGTCATTAAAGGTTTAATAGCACCCTTGACTTCTGTTGAAGGGGCAGAAATACGCTCTGTAGGTGTTTCTGCTGCCTTTTGTACTGTTGCTATTGTTTGAGCTTCTTGAGGGCTTGTGGCTTGAGGAATGGGGGCTTCTGGGGCTTTTGCTTGAGCCACTTCTTGAGGTGTTTGATTAGCCCAATTGTCTTCTGTCACATTTGGCCCCATAGATTGGGGTGTAGATGGCTGTGTGGGCGCTACTGGAGCATTTGTTTGAGTAGGAGGCGCAACAGGACTTTGTGCAGCCAATTCGTCAGCAGTCTTCATTCCTAAAGATTTGCCAATGATTTCTGCGGTTTGTCTTGAATCAACAGGTCCTAATGCTTTCTTAATTATTTCACCGCTTTGTGCACCTTCGTGAGCAGTGGCAGCTTGAAGTTCTTCAGGAGTTGGTGTAATTGCTTTGGTGGCTTTTTGAGCCAAAGTTTTGATCTTGTGCTCATGGAGTTGTTTATCCATCTCCAATTGCTGTCGAATGCGTTCAGCTTTGGCTTTTTCTACTTCAACCCTAGCTTGTTCCAATGGACTTAGTTCTGTTGGTTGTCCTAAATTTTGTTCTTGAAGTGCAATGTTTCTTTCTGCAATCGCATTTTTCTGAGCAATCAAATCATTTTGACGCTTAAATTCAGGATTTGTATTTGCATTGGCAATTTTGTTTTTAATATATTCTTTACCAGCATATCCAACCAAACCTAATCCAGTTAATCCTGCGGCAGCTCCTGCTCCAATAGCCAATTGTTTATTAACAGGAAGATCCGAAAATGCTTGTGCAGCATTAGATTGTGCGTTTAATAAGGGGGTTGCTGGTCCTTGTGAAGGAGGAGGTGCCATCTTGTAGTCGGATTGGTCATTTTGTTGACCAAATGTTTTGGCGTATTCTTTGTGAGCAGGGTCTTCAGAAGAAGATAAGTAATTACGAATCTCATCATCGGTATATCCCTCCTTACGGGCTGCCTCTACTTGAGCTTTAATTTCATCCATTTTATTTACCCTTCTTAGGTATCAATTCATTTAAAGCCCTTTTAACCTTTTTCTCTTCTGCTTTAGAAGGTTTAGGTTGAACAGAACCTTCAATAGGTCTAGATTTAACTTCTACTGATGGCTCTGGAGGTGCTACCGCTTGTGAAGCAGGTTGAGTCAACAAAGAAGGATTTACGCCTTGCTTGTTGAGTTTTTCCAAAGTTGGAGCGTTTTCAGTTAAAAACTTTTCTACTTCAGATTGTGCTGATTTTTTTCTTCCAACAACAGTAGGATCTAAAGCCAATTCACTTTCGACAGTACCAATTCCTGGAACATTGTTACCGTATCTATTTTTAACATCAATAACTTTTTTGCCAAATTGTTCAGCCAAATCAGCATAGGTTTCATCAAGCACTGCTTTAGTGTGTGCTAAAGAAAAACTATCCCCTTTTTGGTATTCAAGGTTGGGTTGCATAATTCCAATGCCGCCATTGGATTCAATATCACCCATAGCCCTAGCAATCTTGTATTGATTGTTGATGTATCTTGCATACAAATCAAAGTTTTCAATCTTGCCTTGAGCAGCCAACATCCTGGCTTTTTCCAATAAGTCATCACGTTTAGCAGTAATTGCAGATTCATTCATTGCGCCTTTTTGTAGGCTTGTTTGAATTTGATCTAAATCTTCCCTATTGGCTTTTTCGCCAGAACCTTTGGTTAATCCACTTCCTTCGTGGTAACTAAAAGGAATGTTTATGCCACCATTTTTCTTTTTGAAGTCTTCCCATTCAGATTGGGTAGCTTTGCCTGTAGCAAGTCTATTTAAGACTTCCTGTTGTGCTTGTACGTTTCTAGATGATCCAGTTTTAATTTCATTAGCGCCAGCCAACAATTCATTTGTGGCAGGGTTAATTGAATAGGGCAACAATTGTTTGGTTAATTGTTTGTTTTCATTCGCAGCATCACGAATAACACCAGAATTAATTAATGCTTTAGCGCCAACGGTTTGCTTACCTAACCAATCTTTGGCTTGAGTTTGAGCAACATCTTTGGCTGTTACTTGATTGGCTTTAAAGAAAGGCTGTTGATCCATTGGTATTTCATCAATGGTGGCAATAGGCCCAATCTTTTGAATTTCCTGAGGTGTCAATGTGCGACCATCAGGAGTCATATATCTTCTTAGTTCACCCAATGGATTGGCAGTGCTTACCCTTTGGTTATAAACTTTTAAATATCTATTCCCATTAGAGTCATAAGCTTCTTTGGTGACATCACTTCCACCATTGATAGCTTTAACAATTCCACCAAAGTCTTTTTTCATCAAAGACCCTAGCAAATCAGACAATCTAAATTCGTCAGATGTCGATACGTTTTTAACAATGTTGGCAGCGTTTAAGTGATCTTCACCAGTAGCAGTAGGCTCTGTGGCCTTCATCAAAGCTTTAGCTACAGGAGCATGTTCTTCGTAGTGTTGTGCTTCTACAGTTTTGTTTAATTGATCCAGTTCAGGGTTGCCACCCCAGCCAAGACTTGTTGGAGCAACTTTTAAACCTTGTCCTATTTCTAATGCGTCATCAGGCATATTAGCCTCCAAATAAAAAAGAGCCTACAGCATCTAACAAGCCACCATCGCCCGTAGACATTGCATTGGCAGGATTTGCTCCCAAAGAAGGTGTTTGCACAGGAGTAACTATTCCTTGCGAAACAGGCGCTTGATTAGGAGGAGCAAACCCCATTTGATTTTGTAAAAAATTACTTTTAACAGCGCCTAAAACGCCATTTTTTTGAATGTTTTTTAATTGTGTAGGATCTGATGAATCAATCAATCCAGCTTGGTCAGCAAGATATCTTTGAGCAGATTGACCAATAGTATCGTCAGAACCTATGTTCTGCCAATCTTGACCCATTGATAAACCAATGCTTCCTAATCCAGCCATGATAGATCCTTAAATCTTGAAACCTTTTGAAGATGTTCCTTGAGTGCCACTAAAATTACCAGTAGAAGCACCAGTTGGAACACCAAATACTGTATTGGCATATTGTGCATATGCTGATTGTGGAGCATTTGCGAAATTAAGGGCAGCTTGATTAGCAGATTGACCAGCATTAACTGCACCTTGCGCCAATGTTCCCAAATTAGACGCACCTTGAATTTGTTGTCCAGTGATCTGAGCAAGAGCATTAGCGCCCGCTGCACTTTCACGGGCTGTATTTAACCCAGAAAGGCTTGCATCAGCCAAAGCTTGTCTAGATGAACCTAAGCCACCTGCCGCACCGTATGAAGCGTTTTGTTGATTTTGCAGTTCACGATTGGCTTCAATTACTGGTTGTTCAGCGCCTTGGATAATTTGTTGAGCATATCCTGGAGTTACTAAATTTTGCAAAGAACTACCTGCTGCACCTAAAGCATCAGCACCTTTATAAGTTAAATTCTTTCCTACGTCTTGGGCAGTATTAAAGCCTTGAAGAGCGGCTTGGTTAACATAAGGGCTTGCAGTGTTATAAGCGTTTTGTGCGCCAGTAGTAACACCTTGATAAGTTGGAACTAAAGTGCCTAGCAACTGGTTCGTCAGTTGCATTTGTTGCGTTTGTTCTGGTGTTGGTGCGGCAGATTGCGAGCCTGAACTGTATCCCATAATTAACCCCCTAATCCACCAGAAGTGGCATTATTGTTTGGCTGTCCCATCATTGGTATGCCTGATGTTGCTGAATTGGTGACGTTCCCCTTGCCCATAGGCATATTGGGAGTTTGATTCATTTGACCATTAGTAGACTGAATCGTAGGGTAGACAGGTGGATTGGGATTGCTCATCCCAGTCACTGGCGGTTGATTTTGTAAAGATGCACCCATGTCAATCCTTTTGTTGAATTTTAGCTAGATTTCTGATTCAATGCCAACTTTAGTTGTTCAACTTCGGCACTTAATTCCTGAATAGCCTTGGTTAAAACAGCCACATAAGATGGGTAATGGATCGTTTTAAACCCAGTTTGGTCCCCAACTTGCCAATCAGGCTCAAAATAGACCAAAGAAGTGTCTTTTTCTACTAGTGGCTCGACCTCATCGGCAATAAATCCATACCCTTTTTGGTGTTTAGGATCTGCTTTAAGCTTGTAAGAAACAGGTCTAAGCTTCTTTACAAAATCCAATCCAACGTCAATGTCAGCCACTTCTTCTTTAAGGCGTATATCAGATGGAGATGTGGTTTGAACGCCAAAAGTGGCAGTATTTCCAGATCCAGTAACTCCAATGTATGCTCCAGCTATGCCTGTAGATGTGCTTCCCAATAAATTTAATGTGTTGGATGCAACAGTTGCTGTACCAGAATTTGTTGGAAAAGAAGTAGGAACAATAGCATCATTGACCCAACCACCACTTTCAAGCAAATAACCAGGCCCTGGTGCAGTTGCAATTAGGTCAGAAACACTTAAAGTGACTGCACCTGTTCTTGTGTTAAAACTTGATACGCCAGAAGTAATGGTAGATAGTGCAATCCATTGACCATCACCTCTTAAAAAATAACCTGAATTATTTGGTGGTTGTTGAATATATGTTGTTCCAAATTGAAATTGTCCTGTACCAATTTGAAAAGCGACACCACCCAAAGAATGATTAGCAGCCAATCCAACAGTAGTTGACCCAAAACTTCCATTGGAAAAATACCCTCCAAAAAGATCCCCTGTGCCAACAACACCAATTCCATTAAGTATGCCACTAAAAATGTCAGAAATTCCTTGACCAACAACTCCTACGTTAAATTGAGAATTTGATGCTTGGCACAAACCATATAAACCACTTCGAGTATATGAAGAAGATGTAGGCGATGTTGTGGCTAAACCTGCAACAGCAAATTGAGTTGAATATGTTGTTCCACCAATATAAACTGAACTAGCTTGATAGTTTCTTCCTAAAAATATACCCTGACCGTTGGTGTTGATATCACCCCTAAAAACACCGTTGTTAAAGTAACAGTTACCAGTGCTTCTAGATATGTAATATCCAGTAGTTCCATAAGTGCTAGGTGTTCCGTAGGTCGGAGGTACAGATCCATTCCAGTTATCAGATTCAATATCTTGAAAAACAGATGCTGCCGTAGGTGTTCCCCATTGGGTTTGGTTGGCAGGGATTCCGTTGATCGTAGAACTAGACCCGTTGTATTGTCCAAAAGTATAGTAAAGCACACTTCCAACAGACACCGTGGGGGCCGTCAATGACCATCCGCTAGGAGCAGTTGCGCCAGTAGTATTGCTTGGTGTAGCAGGAGGAGATGCTGATTGAGTCTGTACTTTGTAGGCGGTTATAGAACTAAGTCCTGTGGCTCCTGTAGACCCTGCTGGGCCTGTGGATCCGTTCTTAGACACTTGGACAATAGGATAACCCGTATTGGTCCAATCCAATAAAGCCGTTGCTACGTTAGCCAATACGATCAAAGGAATCGAAATGGCCCATAAAGTGTCACCAGGAATAGAGTCTGATGGGATGCTTGAATACCAACCAGATGGAGGCGTAAAGGACGCTGTGGCAAAAGTATAGGTAGAAGTTGTGGACGGTCTAGCAGGGGCTGATCCTGTAGTCCATTGATAGATGGTGGGTAGTGCAGCGTTATAGGCGTTTACCCCAGTAACGATGTCTAGATTGATGGCTGACCCAGTATCTTGTACATACGCTCCACCAGGGCTTGTTGAAGCCACTTGGAAGTTAATGGTGCGTCCACCGCCAGTTGCGTAATAAAGGAATTTAGTAGTACCAAAACCACCAGTTACTTGTTGCCAAAGGTAATCAGAAGGGTTGGTGGATTCAACAGATGAGTTGGCATTTCGGATGCCGAAATAGAAGGCGTTAGTTGGGACATTGGAAAACCCCACCGATCCGTCATAACTAGTGGCGTACTTAACATCTAAGTACTGATATAAATAAGATATATTCCCAGTAGGTCCAGCCACCGATCCTGTACCTGAATTGATACTTACATTAGACCCAAAGTTATTCAATAAATAATTGAGAGCTTCTGATACGTCAGAAGGTGTTGGGTTGGATGGTAAGGAGAAAAGCATTAGAACGCATCCTCAGTGATCGTGGCTTGCCAGTTAATAGCAGTAGCATTCCATGTGCTTGTGGAATCGTTGGTTTCGATTTTCAGGGAAACCGTTCTTACTGTGTTCTGTTGAGTGGTCACCCAAGGGCTATCAGTATTAATTGTCATGGTTCCTGTTTGACCAAAAACAGGGGTTTGAGCAGTAGAGTTGGCCCCTCCGACAGTTACCGTCACCACACCGCTTCCGCTGATTTCAGGTAGCAATCTATGAATGTAAACCTTAGACGAAAACGGCACTGGGCCATCAGGAGTGATCAACTCAATGTTGTCACGCTGGAACAGTGCATCTATAGTGTTTCCACAGAATGAGTTTCCAGTATTGGTTTGTATGATTTGTGAGCTAGAAACGCTTCCTTGAGCGTATACAACGGTGCGTAAAGCATTGTTGAACGACCCAGAGTAGTAAGGGCCTTCACAGCCGTTACAAGCGTTCTGAACGTCTTTTGGAGCGTTCCAGACTTGTAAATCGTAGCGATACGAAAGCATCTTATTGCACCATCCTGTTGATGTCAGATCAGGATAGTAAAGTTCCATTTGGTACTTTTGGGTGTTGTTGACCATAAATATACGGTCGACATATGCAGAATTAAGATTATTGTAGAAATAGTTCTTAACGGTCTGGTTTCCCAAAGGAGTAAAGTTGGTTCCGTCAAACATCCAAATGTCTCTAGAATCGACCCCGTAAACCACAGTATCAGCTTGACACCAAGCGTTTTGGTTGATCAGCCCACGCCCTTGACAAAACTGCTTAACAGCAAAAACAGGTGCTGAAGAGTTCTGATAGTTAAGAGGTGCAAGAACAACGGTATCCCAATAAGAACACACATAAAAGCTACCGCCAATGAAAAACCCGTCAATGAGAGGACCTCTGACATTGACTTCTTGCTCATTTGCTACGTTCGATAAGGTTGGCTGCCACGTTGTCGGTACTCCAGTAATCGGAAACTGCTGTGACCAACGGATGGTGGTTGGGTAGTTCACAGTGACACCCGTAGAGTACGCTTTAGTTAAGTTTCCTGCAACCAAAAGGTTTCCAAGGTTGGGAGAGGAATAGTTTCTGACAAACCCAGCAGTTACTGAATTAACCGCAGGAGATAGACCGCTTTCGTAATTCCAAACAAAGTTATCAGGACCTGTACCGTAAATGGCGATTTCAGTCTGTGCGCCACCAGATTGGTAGTACACCCCAAAGTACATTGGAGGACGCAATTGGTCGTTAATAAAGAATACTGATCCTACCCAAGAAGCGGTGATTCGTGTGTCATCTGAGTACCCAGAAAGAGTGACGGATGGGTTTGCTCCAACTCCAGGTGTGATGTTCGAGATTCCAGAGGATGTGACCATGTACCACACGCCTTCCCGTGTTGCCACGATATAGACCCATGAACCATTTCTAAATCCTCCGTCAATAAAGATAACATGTCCTGGTATCGCAGATAAGGCATAGTTCTCTCCATAGATCTTTTTAATCCCCCTAACGTCAGTCTCTACATTCTTCCCTGAGTTGTATTCAGATGGGCCTAAAGCATTGCTTGGCACGTCTGGCGTGAAGCTCATATTGGATAGAGGTGACCTTAAAGGAATATAGTCGCTCATACTGTTTCCATGCTTTTTAGGTTATCTTGAAGGCGCTGATCGTCTGGGTTTAATTTTAATGCTTCCTTACAATATGCGATAGCCTGATCTTTCATTCCTAGATGCCAAGATGCTATAGAAGCCAAATCATAGGGTTTTTCTGTCCAAACCGATGGATCGCAGGTATATACCAATGCTCTATCCACAACCCCTAAGGCTTGGGTAGCGCAAAACAAGCTTTCTGACCACATAGACCGTCTGTAACAGTACATAGACAGATCAACCCAAGGTTCACGGGTAAAAGGCGCTTCAGCACATGCCAATCTGTACCATTTTAGTGCTTCACTATCAAATCCTGTTTCTTCGTAGCTTTTGCCTAATAAGCGCATGGCATAGCATCGTTCGTTTTGCCAGGTGGCCTCAGGCATCTCTAAATACCGATTTAAAGCCTCTATAGCTTCTTCCCATCTACAGTAGAAGGTTAACTCACGGGCGTGGTAAAAAGCGTTTCTAGGGCATCTAGGGTCTTCCTTGACCGCTAGCTCTAACATAGGCATGTATTGACCACGGGACTTGGTGGGGTCAGGATGGTGGCTTACCAGTAGTTTGTCAGTATGTGCGTAGACTTCTTGTATTCTGCCATCAGGGACAGGATATTCGTGAACAGGATGGTGGAACCTGTAGCCAATCCTACTAAAAATCTTTTCGTAATAAAAACTAATCCCACAACCCCAGTCAAACTTATACCTAAGACGAGTAGTATTCTCAGTCCATACACGCTCAATTTCTTCTCGCCAACCATCTTCTAATACCTCATCTAAGTCTAATGAAATAACAACATCAATGTCTTTTGGTAAAAGAGAAAGGGCAGCGTTTCTAGCTAAATCAAATCTCCAAGGGGTTATACATATTTCATGCACTGTAGCACCGTACTTTTTGGCAAGTTTTACAGTTTCATCAGTAGAACCAGTATCCGCAATACTTATATGGTCAGCGTCTTTGCAAGATGCTATAAATCTTTTAACAAATTGAGCTTCATTTTTTGAAATTGCCGAGATTGCTATTTTCATTTTCTTGCCCATTCGCCAAAGTACTTTTCTTCTGCTTCTTGCCTTGCTTTAACAGCATCTTCAAATAAAACATGTCTTCCAAGACATATGCTTTTTTTGTCAACTTTTATTAAAGCTCGCCACTTGTTATTAATCTTATCCCAACTAACTCCTTGGTATCCTGAAGTATTGTTTTTGTTTTTGCCGTGGTTTTTTCCATTTTGAGAATTTGTAGCCAATCTTAGATTTTTAATTCTATTATCGGTTTTTATTCCATTTATATGATCTATTTGCTTATCAGGCCATGATCCACTATGCAAAGCCCAAGCAATTCTATGAGCCAAAATACGTTTTGGGCCCATACAAATACCAATGTAACCTGTATAAAGTTTTGAACCAGCAGGTTTTTTCTTTATTTTTCCCTTGCCTTTTGCAACCCAAAAAATGTTTCCAGTTTCTGGGTCATATCGAAAGCATGATTTAAGTTGATCTATATTCATGCTTTCAAGTATACCAGATTACTCTAAAGATGTGGGAGGTGTTTGTTGTTGATTAGCTGCTTCTTTTTGAACAGCATCAATCAATTGAAAAACTTCTTGGAATGGCTTTGTACCAAGATATCCCATAATTTGA